TTTTTAAAGAAAGCTAATCAGAATGAATATATTCCAAAATGCCAACGAACGGGCAGAGGCTCGGGCCGCGATGTTGCAGGGGCAACTCGACGACAACGCTCCCTTCGAGTTCTACGTTAACGGCAAGAAATACAAAACCCGTAGACTGACGAACTATGTGGCTGAAAAATTGTCAAAACTTGTCTCGAAGTGCGAGTATACCGCCGTTACACGCGAGGACACGCCCGGAGAGACCTTGAAGGCTATCGCCATGAACCGCAAGATGGTTCCTAAGTGCCTGAGCCTTCTGATCCTCGCCCATCCGGTGAAGGTATGGCTGTTCCACTGGATTTACTGGCGATACCTGCATTTCTTCGGTAATCAGGCAGACTACGCCGGGATTCTGGAGAATGCCCTGAACAGCGAGGAGGTCGGCTTTTTTTTTCGCAATATGGCATCCCTGCAAGCCAACAACATGCTGACAGTAGAGATGACAAAAGCAAGTACGAAGAGTATAGCTCAAAAACACGCATCGGAGCCCGAACGGACCTGATCGTGACGCTATACGGCAACATGAACCTATTTACTTGGTATCGCTACTGGTTCGTGGATAGCATGGTGAAACAGACGATCATGCTGGCCGACAAGTCCGGTCTCCGGAAGAAACCGAAGGGCGGGAAGGTGACGCCCGGCAACGGAAAGCCGAGCAAGTACACCGACAAGGACCTGATAGAGATGAACCGGAAGGCCGGAGAGCGATACATGCAGAAGCTCTTCCAGCAGGGTAAGATAACCGAAGAGCAGATGGCCGATTATATCCGTCGAAAAACGCAAAAAAAGTAACACATGGCTGACGATAAACTTATAATCCCAGTAGGCTTCAACTTCAACATCGAGGAGATCGACAAGGAGTGGCAGGCCAAGAAGGCAGAGATAGAAAAGGCTCTCAAGGCCGAAATAAGCCTGACTTTCAAGATGCCGAGTACCAAGAGTCTCGACAACTTGGAAAGCGTCGTAAACCGCCTGAAAGACCTCAAAATCGAGCCTATCACGCCGGAGACCAAGGATGCGATCTCTTCGCTGACCCGTGAACTCACGACGCTCCAGAAGATACTCGAACGCATCCAAGCACTCAACATCAAGTCAGCCAAGGACGTAGCGGCCACGGCGCTGGCCGAAGAGAAGATCACCACACAGCGAGCGATTGCCGCGAAAAATCTCGCTCAACAGCGTAGCAACAACGCACTTGCGGTAACTCGGGAAAATAAGGCTCTCCTCCAGCAGAAGACGCTTGAGGATCAGGCGGCGCTGGTAAAACTCCGGGTTCAGAAGGCCGAGGAGTCGCTTACGAATGCTCGGAACCGAAGTCTTGGGGCCATTAAATCGCAAAACTCGGCGTTGGCTACCCAGAAGGGGATTCTGAACGGCATGCCTCAATTCCTGAATCAGTACCTCTCGATTTTGGGGGCATGGCGACTGGTAGACAACATCCGTAAGACGACGGCCGATTTCGAGCTCCAGCGTATCTCGTTGCAGGCGATGATTCAGGACAAGGAGAAGGCCGATAAACTCTTCGGCCAGACTCTTGAACTGGCTATCGAGTCTCCGTTTACTGCGCAGGAGCTCCTCAGCTACACCAAACAGTTGTCAGCGTATAGAATCGAGACCGACAAGCTCTTCGATACTACGAAGCGTCTGGCCGACGTGTCGGCTGGTCTCGGCGTGGATATGAGTCGATTGATTCTTGCTTATGGTCAAGTCCGGGCCGCCTCGGTGCTTCGTGGTCAGGAGGTCCGTCAGTTTACCGAGGCCGGTATTCCGTTAATCCAGCTTCTCGCAGATAAGTTTACATTACTGAAAAATAGAGTAGTTGACACTTCAGAAGTATTCGACCTTATCTCCAAGCGTCAGGTTCCCTTCGAAATGGTTGCTGATATTTTCGAAGACATGACCAACAAGGGGGGCATATTCTATGATATGCAACAGAAGCAGGCGAATACTCTGTACGGTATCTATCAAAAGCTCACCGACAATATTCAGCAGGCGTTTTATCGTGTCGGAGACTCGCAACTGGGAGCTCTTAAAGCGGCCGGACACCTGCTTGTTTCGATGTCAAAAAATCTGGAGACAATCCTATCCGTAGGCACCAACCTCGTTGGAATATGGGCCGCAGGTAAAGTAGCGGCCGTGGCCTATGGGAGCGCCGTATACGGAGCAGAAGCGGCAACTGCCAAGTCCATCCTGACCGATAAGAAGAAAGCTGCGGCGCAGTTGATTCAGGCCAGCAACTATCGTCTGCTTACTACCGAAGAACTTAGGCTGATTGCTACTACCAATCGGCTTACCGCCGCGGAGATCGCTCAAATGGGAGTTAACAACCCAGCCGCAAGGGAGTTGGCCCTTCGACTCCTCGCTCTCGGTAAATTAAACAAAGCTGAGGGCCTTCGACTCGCACAACTTGGAATGATGACTAAGGCGGAGGTATTATATGCCGCCGCTACCACCAAAACCCAACGAGTAGTTCTATTGTTTTCGAGCACTATCGGGAAGTTAGTTGTTAATCTGAAAGCCCTATGGGCCTCGCTTATTAACAACCCTCTTACTATCGCTTTTGCGGGACTTGCCGCCGTAATATCTGCGTTTCGCGCCCTTAATAAGCATACTGATATGTACAAGGAGGCGAACGAGAAGATGGCTCAGTCGGCGAAGGAGTCTATTTCTGCATTCAAAGAGGAGTATTCTGCCATCCAGCGGATATACAAAGACCAGTTATCAGGATTGGAGAGCAACTCTGATAAGCACAGGGAGATCAACGAGCGCCTCACGGAGATGTTATCCCGTAATGAAGAGATTGCTAAACTGATAAAACAGCGAGTCGTAGGAATATCTGATGAAGCTGATCACATGCGCGAACTGGTTCGGTTAGCTGATCTGTACCAAGAAACTCTCAGCATCACCGCATCAAACCCAACGCTGTTTAGTGGGGCCCTACAAGCCTCCGGTCCCGGATGGATGCAGAACATCGACAAGTTGGCCTCCAAATATAAGTCCAACATGAGCTCCATTAGTTCAGAGCTTGGAAGGTTGCTTGCTGATGGGGTTCACAACGAAAATGTACTCCTAAACAATTTACGAAAAGATATGGATGCAATGGAGCGTTCCGGAGCATCCTACGCTGAACGTATTCAGGTACTACTCTCCTATTTTAAGGACTTTCAAAAATACCAATCGTCGGGTATCTTTGATTTCAAAACCCTTAATCAAAACATCGGAAACACTGTTAGGGTCTTTCAGAACGCATCCGATGCGGCTGATAGGTTCTGGTATCGTATTCAGTCCCAGTACAAGGAGTTTAGGGGGCAGGTTATCGACTGGAGCGACTTAAAAACCTTCGGCTTAAAGCCGGAGGATGCAAAAGATTTTCAGGAACTCCTTCGCAGTTTCGCTAAAAAAGGCGTTGAGGCTATGCGTGAAGAGTTCAAAGGCGCTGGCCCGGAGATGAACGAGATTTTGCTGAATGTGTTTGGTCTTACAGACATATCACGGGTTCTAAGCGAGGGAGAAGAAGAGTTGAAGGGCTGGCGGAAGCGATTTGCTGATGCCCTTGGATCGGCGATCAAGCCCAACACTCAGTACGACGAAGGCGTCGATGGTCTTATCAAGCAGTACAAGACGGCAAAGGAGACGTATGACAATCTATCCAACGCTGTAAATGCGGGTCAAAAAGAGTTCACCAAGGACTTAACCGAATCCGAGAAGGTCTTGAAACTGCTCAGGGATATTGCCAAAGAGTATGGCATAGAACTCGATAAGAAGCAGGCAACCAAAACAATCAAGGATCGGACGCAGGCCCTCGAAGGCGAAGTGAAGGTTCTCAAGGAGGCATACAGCCGCTACCAGTCTCTCAAGAAGGTCCGGGGTGATGCCTTGGCCGCCAGCGACGTAGAGAAGCTGTACGGCGATCTGGCGAAGAACTTCAACTTCCTCACTCCGTCGCTCGCGCTGACTCCGGAGGAACTGGTGGCGCAACTCAAGAAGGCGGCCGAGTATGCTCAGAAACAACTCAACGACAAGAACGCGGCCCTCAAGTTCAATATGGATGTCTCCGACACCTCCTACAACGCACTCAAGGAGGGGATCGAGAAGGACCTCAAGCGTCTGGCAAACGACATCTCGCTCCAGAACGAGGCCAAAAAGATGTACGAGTCTATTTTGGCGGCTACTGGGGATATGAACTTCGCGGCCCAGATCACCACTTCGACTACGGGCCTCGACACACTGGATGTGTTCAGCAAATTGCGCGAGCAACTCAAGAAGACGCTGACGGCATACCAGACCAAAAGCGGTGGCCTAATCGACTGGGACACTCTCTTCGCCACGGACGAAGCGGGCAACAAGACAGTACTCGACATAAAGAAGGTGCAGGCCGCGATCAAGGAGCTCCCGGAGACCGTCCAGACTTCGGCAAAGTCGGCTATGAATGCCTACTTCAACTACGAGCAGGAAACGGTCAAGAAGATGGCCGAAAGCGTCCAGAAGTTCGGGGACTATGAGAAGCGGCGAAACATTATCGCCGCGAAAGCGGCCGAAGAGCGGGCGCGGATAGAGTCCAGTACGATACTCACTCCCGACCAGAAGGCTCAGGGAGTTGAGGCCGTGAACAAGTCCGAGCGCAGGCAGATCGCAGGAGTGAATCTCGACGAGATCAAGAACCTCGAAATGTTTGCTCAGGCGTTCGGCGACTTGGATCGCGTAGGCACCAAGACGCTGGGGAACCTCACCTCCATGATGAAGAACTTCTATGAGGCGTCCAAAAACGATTTGGACCCGACACAACTCCGAGAGGTCGTGAGGATCATTCAGAACCTTGAGGAGCAGTCGTGGGAGCGCAGTCCCTTCGCGGCAATCAAGGAGGGAATAAATGACATTCTGACCGGAACCCGAGAGGTTCAGGCGGCCGAAGCGAATCTCGCGTCGGCGCGGGCGGCGCAGGCGGAGATCGAGAAGCGAAACGCTTCTGAGATTGCTATTCTCCGGCTCCAGATGTCTCAGGCCGGAACCGACGAGGAGAGGGCTACGATACTCCAGCGAATCAACGACCTTGAGCGCCAAAATCGTGATGCTGTCAAAAACACCCAGCAGGCGGTTGAGGACTTGGCCGCGGCCGAGTATAAGGTCCAGACCGGGTTTACGAAGACGAAGGCCGCGCTGAACAAAATGGACGCTTACCTCGGCAACCTGAGTAGCGACATAGGCAAGATCGGAGATGCCATGAACACGTTCAGCGACATTTTCGGCAGTGCGTTCGGAGAAGAGGCGTCCGCGATGATTCAGGACATCCAGAAGGGGTTTCAGGCTGTTCAGGCGGGAATCGCGCTGGTGAATACCGTAATGAGTATCGCTGACGCGATAGCCAAGGGGCTGATGACCACCATGCTCCCGCTTCTTGCCGCATCGGTAGCCCTTGGAGCGGTGCTCGCTATATTCGGTGCGCGTCAGCGTCGAATCAAGGAGGAGCAGGAAGCATCGGAACGTGCTGTCCGGAAGCTGGAGAACGCCTACAAGGATTTGGAGAAGGCGATGGATCGCGCGTACTCTACGACCGACATCAATAAGACGGCAAAACAGCAGACGCAGAACCTTCTCAATCAGCAGAAAGAGCTCAACCGCCAGATCGACCTTGAGTACAAAAAGAAAGACAAAGACTTCGATCAGGGTCGAGTAGATGATATGTGGCGACAGATCGAGGAGCTTAACCAGCAAATCGCCGAGAACCGCCGCGAGTTAGTGGAATCGTTCTACGGGACCGACTTCAAGACCTTCTCCTCCGATCTCGCTCAGGCGATCTACGACGGAGTGAAAGACGGTAGCCTATCCGCCAAGGAAGCGTGGAACGAGACTGTGGACGAGATGGTGGACAAGATGATCCTCGAACTGGCTACGGCGAAGTTTATCATGCCGGGCGTCGAGAGAATATTAGACAGCTTCATGGAAGAAACTCGTCGTTTAAACGGTTTATCCGAAGACGAGTTGCCGACGCTGGAGCAGTTCCCGTTCGAAGACTTACGAGAAGCGCTAAAGGCTTATCTTGGTGAATTTTGGGGCGATTTCGAGCAGTATCTACCGAGCGGCGGAGAATCCAATCTGACTGGTATTTCGAAGGCAGTCGGCTCGTTGACCGAGGACACGGCACTGGTACTGGCCGCGGCCGCGAACTCGATGATCTACTATCAGGTGGCCCAGTACGATCAGGTTGTGTCGATCAACGCAATCCTGACCGGATGGAACGAACTTATCATGGGAACCGAAGAGACGGCCGGGCTGATCCCGACGCTGATGGCTTCCCAGACAGAATCAATGGAGCTCCTTCGTGGGATCAAGAGCGACACGGGCCGGATCGCTACGGCGACGGAACAGATGGCCGACAACATCGGATCGGTAGTCGCACCGCTCGGATCGAAGGTGGGAGCCAAGGCAATTAACGTAAATAGCTGATAATTATGAAGTTAGAACTTAAAAGGCGTTTTTTGGGAGAGAGCTATACGATTGGCTCTCTCTCAATCGACGGCAAGAAATTCTGCGACACCTTGGAGGACAAGGTGCGCGACCTGAACAAGAACGGAGTCTTCGACGGCGACGAGAAGAAGGTGTACGCGGAGACCGCTATCCCCTACGGCACCTACGACATAGTGGTGGACTACTCTCCGAAGTTCAAGCGGGAGCTCCCTCGTTTGCAGAACGTGAAGCACTTCGAGGGCATCCTAATCCACCGCGGGAACACAGCCGAAGATTCGGCCGGATGTATCTTGGTCGGTGAGAACAAAGTCAAGGGGAAGGTCATCAACTCGACGCCCTATGAGAGGGAACTGGTCCGGATTCTCAAGGAGGCTCAGGGCCGGAAGGAACCCATCACCATTAAAATTGTGTAACCATGTTCATGCGAATCATTTTAACGATCTGGCAGTTGCCGCAGGAGATCATCGGGGCGCTCTGGTGCCTCCTGTTTACGAACCACCGCGCGATCCTTCGACAGAACGGAGCTGTGTTCTTCGCCTCGCCCAAAGTCAAAGGCGCATTCACGATGGGTTCCTTCGTTTTCCTGAGTCCGAAATACATCACCAACGAGCCTACCTACGACCACGAGTTCGGCCATGTGTTGCAATCTCGGGCGTGGGGCTGGTTATGGCTGCTCGTATTTGCCATTCCAAGCGGGTTACACTGCTTGTTCCATAACCATGGGTCCTACTACCACTTTTATACCGAACGCGACGCAAATCGCCGCGGAGGGGTCCCTAACTATACTGGCGGCGGCCGACATGACGAGCCGGGCCTGATCGCTACGAAACTGGCCGATCTGATGGCATGGAAGGCGAAGTATTTCGGACTCCTGCTACTCTTCCTACTCGCGTCGTGTTGCCGCATGCCTTCGGCGTCTCTTCCCGAGCCCAGCGAAGACCGGGCCGACAGCACCCACACCGAGTACAAGGAGACGATCCGGTATGTTCGGGTCGAAGTCCCAGTTCCCGGCGAAGTACGAGAGATCATCACGCCCGACACTGCGTCGCATCTTCGAACATCCGTAGCCGATAGCTGGGCCGGAATCCGGAATGGCATGCTCTGGCATAAACTCCAGAATCGGCAGGATTCGCTTCCCAAGGCTGACATCCCAGTGATAGATACCAGCGAGAAGGAGACCCGGATCGTCACGATAACGAAGCGAGAACCCTATGCCGTACTGACTCCGCTTACTCGGTGGCAAAAATTCCGGATGGATGTTGGAGGATGGGCATTACTGCTGGTTTTGTTATTAATAGCAAAAAAAATTTGGTAGGGGGGGGGTATTTTTCGTATATTTGCAAATAAAAGTATTGAGCTACAACTATTTATAAATTTTACCATACCGAAGCATTGGAGGGGGGGTATCTTTATTAAATTTGTAGCGATAAGGTAAGTTGTTATGGCACAAATACATAGATCATTCTACTTCCAGCGAATGTGGAGTTGGCCCGTCAAGAAGGTCGAGCCCACTCCTCCTGAGCCGGAGGAGATAACTCTAAGTCCGAGTGCCCTGCATTTTACCGCAGAAGGTCAAATCAAAAACAGTCTGAACAATGGCAAGAGTAAAAGTAACCGCCAACGACTCGTGGACCGTCTCCATTCCCAGTGAGGTAACGTGGGTTCACTCCGACAAGATGTCGGGTGATGGCGACGGCGAAATCAACATCACCGTCGATGTCAACCCCCGCGCTGACGCTCGTACCGCAACGGTAACGGTCTCTACGAAAGGTGGCGTTTCCAAGACCATCGCTATTTCGCAGGATTCGGCTAAATCGTCGCTGTCGCTCAGCCCGAGCACGCTGGCATTCAACGCCGACGGAACCGTGAAGGCCGCGTAGCGTATGGCAACGATCCAGCTTACAAGTCGTGTAGCGTGGAGCGTAAATTCCAAGCCGGATTGGGTTACTGTCACCCCCAGCAGTGGGGGTGGCGGTACTCAGTCCGTTGGAATTTCCGTGTCTGAAAACCTCACCAAGCAAGAAAGGACGGGAGAGGTACGCTTCTACAACGAGGATGGCTTCTACGAATCGCTCACGGTGACGCAGGATCGTTACAACGGCATTGTTCTCGTTTACAACGGAAAAATCCCCATTTACGACGGGGCAAAAATAGTATTCAATGGAGATTAATTGGGAGGGGATCGCTGTCTTCCTTACAGCGCTGGCTGGGTTCTCGGGGATCATCCTTCCTATCGTGAACTCCAAAGTGAAACGCGCCGAGAAGCGCTATGACATCGAACTGGAACGCCTTCGGCGTGAAACCGACGAGAGGCAGGGTTACATGAAGGCTCGTCTGAGCACCGTGTATTCCAGCATCTACGGTTATCTGTGGAAGAGCATGTTTCGAATGAGCGCACAACGGATCGGAATTTTACAGCCGCACCCGCTGAGCCACAAACAGTACTTCTCATGTTCGTTCGAGATTGTAGAGCCGGACAGCGGCATACAATCATGCAAGCGTGAGTTTCAGTTCAAGCGCATGGCCGAGTGGAGCAACTTCGTTTCCCGGCTCGGCGCCGAAGACCGGATGATATATACAGACATCGAGAATATCAAGGACAAGAAGGTCTACGCGGAAGCACACCGCCGGGGAGTCCGGAGTATTTTCTTCCGTCGCCTCACTGATGTCGACGGAGACTGGATTGGAACGCTGTACGCGGAGTTCTTCGATCCCGTGACCGATCCTGCTATTCTCGCCAATATCAAGGGAGAAATGGAGCGCAAAGCTATGCTGATCCAAGACATCCTCCCAGAGTACAAACCGCTCATGCCCGCAGAGCAAACAAACGTTTAAACAATATGGCCGCAAGAGAAGAAAACATTTTGAACGTTCCCATCTCCGAGACTCTCGGAGGGATGCACGTCCTTTGCGACACCGGAGATACGGGTGAGCCGTATCGTGTCGCCGCCAGCCTCTTTATTGCCGAGGCAACGCAGGCCGCGAAAGACGCGGTTTCCAACCTTGATCCCAAGGATGTAATCCTCAAGGGATTCACCGCACTTACGGCCGGAAAACCCGCGATCACCGCCGACACCACGTTGCTGGCGGCCATTCAGTCGTTGTACGCGATGGTGGGCTCCGGTAAGGTCAAGATCGTTAGCGACGGCGCCGATCAGACCGGGATGGTTTCGTGGAACGGGACCTCGGCCAGCGGATTCGTCATCAACGTGAACGAAGCGGCCATCTACACCCGTTCGCAGTGGACGCAGTCCAACCCGGATTCCGTGACGGATGCGAACTGGATCGCCGCGGTCAAAACTGGCGGAACAAAGACTCCCTTCGCCGCCGCCGCGCAGAACCCGAATATGGGCGATCTTCCCACGAACTCCAGCCTCAAATTCGTCGATAACAAGACCACAATCCTCGGTATGCTCAAGATGCTGACTGCCGCCGCAAACGTGGGCCGCCTGCGTATCGTGTCCGGCAATCCCGCCACGGGAGCATCCGGGAAACCGGAGTTGGCCTTCATCGTTAATATCGTTCAGGGAGCGAATGCCGAAACGCAGGGTACGAACGGTCTTCAGATTTTCCACCTGACCAACGACTACATCCGCGTCATTCCTTCGTCCAGTGTCGCTATGGCGTGGCCTACACTCCAAACTCTGACAGACGAAGCAATCATCACGAAATTGCACTCGACCGCTTCTGGCGACTGGGGTGGTCTGGGTGTAACGATGGAGTGGGCCGGAAGCGGCGGCAGCGCCATGAAATATCTGACGGTTACTGATTTTAAGAGTAACACTTTCAGCAATGGCGCGATGGGTGATATTGCCGTTGGCGAGATGTTCACATTTACGAGCGCCGTTAACGCCGCTAACGGACCTGGCTCGGCTTTGGTAGGCTATGCTGTAAAAATTTCTGCTTTGTCGATTAAATACGTTGGTACCTCTACTTCAATCAATACTTATAAACGTTCGTATCTGTATACTTACCAGTCTACGGGCATTTACACTACTAACTGGAGTATTCTTGGCACTCCCACGGGAATCGAAGCCTCGGTGTACGAATTCACATACAGAGATGGGGCTAACAACGTACCGATCGGCGATTTGAAATTAGTCAAGGTTGCCGATATCTTCCGCTTGGTATTCAGTACCCCCGATCAGGCAGACTACGTTCAGTTAGACTTTATCCGATCTCAAGACAACGATAAAAATGATCAATATGTCTTCGCCTGTCCTTGGGTAAATACTGGCGCAACGTTAGGCGGTATACTTCAACGCATCGCTGTTGACGCAACAACCGGGGCCGTGGATATGATGGGAGTAAGCATCGCCATAGTAGGTCAAGCGGCGCAAAAAGTGATGGTGACTAACTTCGTAGCCCCAACGAATGCAGTCATACAAAACTTGAGCGCAGGTCAAGGCTTGATCGTATATGCTTTAGCCAACGCCATTGGACTACCTTCGGGCGTTACTGGTAGGGCCTTTTACGGGCATTGTATCAAGAACACTTTGAAAAATTCGTACACCTATCTACTCCAAACGGATAATGGTAGCCGTACTTTCTCTGGCTCGACGAACGGAACTACTACTACATGGACAGAATTAGGCGGCGGCTCGGGTGTAAAAAAGCTACCAGGATTGGATGTAGAACTCAACCAAGGCAGCGAAACAACCACCTATACATCTACCGAATTAGCACAATTAACGACCGAGGTCACATTAATGCTTTGTTTCGAAATAGCCGACAGCGATGGGCGATTTAGTCCGTCTGGAAATGTGGTAGCATATTACGATTTAAATCCGGCGAACAATTCATGGAGAACAATTGCGGGATTCCTTGATGGCTCAACCCTCTCCAATGGCGCAATAAACGTTAAACGTAATGCAACAGGAACTCTTGATTTCCAATGTACATCCGAATTATTAGACGGTTATCCCGGCCTACAGGTGTATCTCAGGCATATCCTTATACTTGGATAGCAAAGCAAAGCCCCTCGTTTTGAGGGGCTTTTCAATTACTTGCCTGAAATGTTGTATATTCCGGTTATTGAGTAGGAGACCAATGGGAAGTTGCCAGAACCAATAAACAAGAGGGTAAAGTCCTTTTGCCCCACAAGTATTTTTTGGGAGTTGTACAACGTCATGCCGTAGTAGTCTCCATTGTCGCTCCAGTTATCCAAGAAGTCGAGGCAGACATCGAAGGTAGCGGTTTGGTCGATCATATAAGGGTGATTTGGTTTACGCTTTTTTTTTGCGTATATTTGAAGCGGTTATGGACATCATCAAAGCACTGACGCGGGAGGCTCATGCGGCCGGGATATGTGAGGATCATTTCAAGCAGATGCTCACGGAAGATACCCCTGCGCTCTTCGATCACTTCAAAACTATGATTCAGGAGTGCACTTTTTCCGGGTTTCCTTCGGTTGAGTTGATTCGCGCGTGCTGGGATAAGAAAGACTTGAATGCGGCTGATATCTTCGTCCAGCAGACGGTAGATACCGAAGCCGTTCAAGGAGTCGATGTTTTTTGGCTTTGCGAAGGGACGGTTCGGGTTAAGGAGTGGGCCGTGGTGCATGCCTATGTTGCATACGGGAGCAACCTTAAATTCGAGGTAGCACCGAACGCAATACTGATCCTCGACATCTTCGACGACTCCCCGGTGAGGATCAACAACAAGTCCGTAAAGCCCGTAACCGTTTACCAGTGGGGACACCGCGTCCCGGTATTCAAAGGCAACATACGAATCAAGCGCAAGAAATGGAAGCCACAAGGGATTGCCGCCTCCGCTACCAAGTAGCTGACGGAGAGGTTCGAGATATGCAGACGATGGGATTTCACCTGATGGAATCCCCTGATATTCTTGCGCCCGAGAAACGCTCCTACGAAGAGGAGGACTATCCGGAGCGAGACGGTGTGAAGATTTACCCATACACGGTAGACAAGGCTTTCGAGTACACCGTAAAACTGCTCTACTTCGGCGAACTCGAAACGATGAACAGCGCTATCCGCTCGCTATGGAACTCCTTTTTCGAGCCCACCAATAACGGCGACGTAAAGAAGGCTCTTCCGGTCACAATCTATAACCTTTACAAAGGCGTGAAGATCGTGGGCTACCCGACCAAGATGCCGGGCTCCGAGACCATCGTGCAGGTCATGCAGGGCGCGTTCATCTTCGAATTGACGCTCTATGTAGCCGAGCCCAACAAGTGCAATTTTAACTACCAAGACAATGGCTAAATACGGCAAAAATAACTATTTCGATGGAGTTGTCCTTCCTGAGCCGAAGGAGGAGGCATTGCGTCGCATGGCGAAGGCAGTGAAGATGGGATATAACCAATACGTTGATAAATCCGCGTCTACAATGTTTAAAAGCCCATCCATGCCTATTGGCACTAATGACTTTACGCTGGAGTATTTCGGCAATTTATATGGAGCGATAAGTTCAAACACGCCTCTCATATTCAATGCCAATGCCCCTTATGCGTACTCGAAGGGATGCCTGTTAATATACGGAACATCTCAAATTGCCGTTCGATGGATAATATTTGAGAAGCCGTCGTCAGGTGATCTGCCTCTTGATTCCATTGATTTGATAGCGGGGGCTCAAGAAAGTATTCTCCACCTTGCGCTTACCCGTAAGGGCACAACCGTGAAGGTATATATCAACGGTGAACTGAAAGCGACCAAAGAACAGTCGGCAGTTAAAGATTTAGGGGATTTTCGGTTGGGTATGGCCAACAGCTCCAATATGGTCATGTCCCGCATCTACAACTACGCTATTTCCGCGGAAGAAGTAGCCGCACACTACAACAACGGCGATCCTGCAGGGTATGTGGTACCGTTAGCCGATAAATATCGTTGGGAAGCCTCTGAATCTAACATTGGAAATATCAGGTTCTATCCTAATAATGAAGGGTCCGGTGTTACCTCTTATTTAGAGGATAATGCTAATGGTTTCACGGGTCGATACGCACATATAATTGGGGGATCGTCAGGTTTATTGTCGGTATACAGCTATCAATTCATGGGGCATCCGGTCGGATGTGTTGTTGAAGCTAAATTCAAGTATCGTAGTAATGCTCCCGTACGCGTTCTGGCAGACAATAGTAGTCTTCCTATCAATATGGAGGATGCGGCTGACGCCACGATTGTATATCGCACAACAGGAACTAATATCTCTGGTTTTAGTGTAACTGTACCAAATGCCGATGCAAATTCATGGGTCGAAATTCAACCTGTGTCGTTACGAACGCTCGGCTGCATCGCCGAGTATTTGCCGCAGAACCTAATACCTACCGCAGAAGGTTCCGTTGTCCAGTGGCTCGACTCGGCGCCCCAGCTTCCCGAAGCGAATGGCATCCTCCCGCCGCTGGATGCTTCGGTCGGCGGGTATGATCTGGCGGCGATAGGAAACCCTAAAATAATCATATAGCATGGTAATCAAGTCGCTGGTACCCGCCCTGCTCGTCTACGATAACAAGGTGATGCTCTACAACAACAAGGCCATCACCTTTAATCTTTTGGCGAATGAGATCGAGATAACCAACTTCACTGTCAACGAAGTTGACATGGGGGAGTCGGTTATCACGATGGATGTCTACTTCGGTCCCGAGGAAGAGCCGGGATTCAACTTGAACTGGACCGTGATGTACAACGGCGAGACATACCACCTCAAGAGCTATGCGCCGCCGGGTATCAAGGACCTCAAGTCGCTTCGTTACAAATACACGCTCACCTTCGTTTCGGAGCGGGAGGACCTCAAGTTCTATCCGTTCTCGAACATAATCAAGCTCACCGACGGTACGCTCCAGACCATTGGAATGAAATTCGCATTTTTAGCCGATTTGACGGAGTTTGTCGGTCGGCTGAGCGATAACCTTACTTACTACTACGGAGCTCGATGGAAGGTTGTTTTAAACCCGGATATGGAGATAAATCCGTTCCGGGCTACCGTAAGCGTTGACAAGACGACGATATGGGACGTTCTGACCCAGCTATACGAGCTATACAGCGTCCGATGGAGCATCGAAGAAGACAACGGCCAGATCAGCATTAAGATCGGCTTCCCGGCGCCCGAGATCGAGCACATCTTCGACTACGGCGACGTGCCGATGGACGAAGCGAACGCGGACGGCACCGGGCTGGTTTCGATCCAGCGCGTGAACGACCAGACGGACATCTATACCCGGCTAATCGGTCGCGGCTCGACCCGCAATCTACCCTACCGCTACTTTAAGGGTGCGGCCGGAGCCTTCGTCGGAGACCCCGACGCGAACGCGATCACCGAGCTATCATACTACTCCAACCTTATGCCGAAGTCGTACCGAGACTACGTTCGGGGTTGGAACGATGCGACGGCCGGAAAGGACCCGGCCGAAGGCAACAACCCGTACTACATGCTCGGCTACTCCGACATGAAGGCCGGGCGACAGATGTACCCGTCCGACTATGCCGACTCTCCGATGCAGGAGAAGTGGGGCGTCCGGGTCGGTGTGCTCGAAGATAACGAGGAGATTTACCCTTCGATCCAGAATGTATGGCTTGGCACACTTGGCCGGGCCGACGAGGTGATTGCGGTCGAGGAGGTGACGAATGATAACTACGCGGAAGCCGAAGAAGAAGGCGAATTTGCCTATAAATCTACGGAAATAAAAGTTGATTTTCCGGGAATGGACACGCGGCGGGGCCCAGTAGTGTATGACAAGCTATTCACCCAGTCCGTAACCAGTGAAGAGGTGGAAGTGAAGGCAACGCTTCCTACCCTTACATTCAGCATATACGGAAAAGAGACGAGCACTATACCCCGAGGTGTCGAACGATATACTAAATGGTTCGACAGCAATCACTTGGAGTACGCTGAGCTGAATGTGTATGTCCTCTCTGAGTCCAATCAGGTGGTATTCTCGAAAGCGTTGAATGCGCTAACTGATATGGGATACACCGATGCAAGAGGTAAAGTTCAGAACGAAGGCAAGAGTAAGTTTGAGATTCAGTTGCCGATGGGTAAGTATCGAGTCCGGACATCTGTATCTTTCAAGTGCACAACCAACCCCGGAAGCAACCAGCACTACTACATGGCGGTTACTACTGGGCGATTCAGTGCGGCTCCGGCCGAAGGTGTGGGCCCATATCGCCAAGTCTTTGACATATGGATCAAAGACATCTGGGGAGAGACTGGCTCCATTGTAGACGTGTGGTGGCCGAAGATCGGTCAGCGCGAGGCTACAGTCATGTTCTCCGACGGGTTGCTGGCCGGAGAGGACTACGAATTTGTTATCGCCAAAGACCCGACGCTCGGCAACCCAGAGGCCAAAGACCCTGAAACTGGCGACTACTGGTGTATCTGGGAGGACGACTCCAAGCAGATCGAAACGGTGGACGAGGAGGGGAATACTATTACGGTTAAATCCAAGTATCGGCTGTCGCTTATCAAATCGGACGCCGAGCTTCGCGCCTCCGGCCTCATGCTCCCCAACACAAAGCAGAACGCTAAGCCGGGAGACCACTTCTTCCTTATCAACATCGAAATGCCCCATCAGTATGTGTTGTGGGCCGAGGATAAGTTGCAGGACTACCTCGAAGTGGAACTGGATCGCGTCGATGACGAGAATCCAACCTTCTCCGCCAAGCCGAGCGCGATATTCTGCGAAAGTTTTGAAGAGCGCGAGAAACTCCGGCCGGGAACGAAGATACGATTACACAACAACCAACTTATCGGCGAGACCGATCTGGTGCTGTATATCAATAACCTGACCATTGCCTATAAGGAGGGCAAACTCCTCCCCGAATGGACTATCACGGTGTCGGAGGAGATGGTAGCGAGTAAGACCTCTACGTCGGCCATACAAGGCGAAATTCGGCGCCTTAGCTCCAACATCATGTCATCCTCCCAAATCGTTGCTGAGGCCGCCAAAACGTTCGAAACGCTGTTTCTGCGCAAGGATGGAATTGCGGCCCGCTCGTACTCTCCGACGCACTTTACGGCCGAGGTTACATTCGCCGACACGACCATGAGCGACAACTTCCGGCAAGGAGGCTTCGGGGGCTCTGGGTGGGGGATGTACAAGAACCCGGACGGTAGCTCTGTATTCGAGGTAGATCACCTCTTCGTTCGTCGCAAGATGAACGTGAACGAAATCGTTATCAATCAGATAACAGCGATAGGCGGCAAGCAGGTGTTGACCAGTGCCTCCGGAACTATTTCGGAAGTTGAGGACATCGGAGAGGCATGGCGATGCTATCTGGAACAGACCGACGGTAAACAGACGAACGAGTTTGCGGTCGGCGACCAAGCCTACTCTCAGATGATCGGTGACATCGACGAATCGACGCTGGAGAACGTCTTCTACTGGCGCAAGGTTGTCGGTATAGGTATCAACTATATCGACCTTTCCAAGACCGATGCGGCCACCAATAGCAACGAACCGCATGTCGGAGACAACGTGGTTCAACTCGGTAATCCGACCGACACCTCGCGGCAGTCGGCCATAGTCATAGATGTTTCCCGAGAAGGCGGTGCTCTGATGACATGGCTCGATGACATCACTGGCTACAACCTTACAGCCAAGGACAGCATCAACCTCGGCCGGATCGAAGGCAAGACGTGGGCCGAGGTCTTCGGCAACCTCTACGTCGGCAACCGAGAGCGCACCAAGTACCTCAAGTACGAGTCTCTCGCCGACGGCAAGAACGAGCTCTCCTTCGTTGGAGACGTAATCCGGGCCGCGGCAGAGGAGGCATACTTTCAGGGTAGCTTCATCGCTCAGGGGTACATCGGGGTAGGGTCCGAGACCAAGGTCGAGAGCGTACTGGTCGGCATGACGGCAGAAGATGCCGACGTGCCCTCCGGTGTGGCGGCCAGTGAAGGCCAGATTCGGTTCTGGGCCGGAAAGCCGTTCTCCGAGCGGTACGATGCGCCGACGAAGATTCTGGAGGGCGGGAAGCTAATATCCAGTGAAGCTGAGATCAAAGGCGAAATAGTAGCCGAAAGCGGCTCGATAGGCGGATTCCAAATCGGAGATGGGCGTATAGGAAGCATATCCGGTCCCAATGACCCTGATCCCAATAATGGGATGTCGTTGTATGATTCGTTTATCAAGTTTTCCGAAAAGTCATCTAATCCTATTGTAGATGTAAACGTTTTCATGGGAACCAACGTGTTCCCCGCAACGACGGGTGCAACCTGCATGGCTCGCTTTGAGAGTTGGAGGGATGATAACTTATTTGGATGTAACATCGGGCTTCTTATAGATGTACGAGGAGGTCGGCAAAACGAGGCAATACGCATCGAAAATGGGTACGTCTCAGGTTTAGCCTATAAAACGCTAAGGGTTAGCGCCTCTACGACTATAGATCATAGCGTGATGTATGTGTCTTGTTATAATACATCGGAAATAACGATAACATTACCAGCGGTCGTGCCGGGAGGAGCCGAGGGCAATTTTGTTATCGTGCGCCGCAATAATTCGGCCAATGTTAAGGTGAACGGAAATGGGGCACAAATATTAAGAAGTTCTACCTCATTGGAAACAAGTGTTGGAGCAGGTTTGGGTGACGCCGCAATGTTCCTTTGGGATGGACAGTATTGGCTATACAATCACATGTATCGATAGCGAAAGGGACTCCAACGGGTCCCTTTTTACTATCATTCGTTATCGGTATTCCGATAACGATATTATAGCCGAAATGAATCTCCGTTTCGGGAGAGGGTTAGGCAGTTATGTTGCGTTATGATGGAGTCGCGAATCGCGAGGTCATCACTAAGCATCATATATCAAATCACGGGTAGCTCGGGTGAAATCTTTCCCGGCTGGAAACAGATTGTAAGTTCGTGGAGTTGTGCCGTAGGACCATCCGGAGTGGGTGGGGTTATTAAATTCAATCAGGAAATACCCATCACCTCGAAAATACTTATCGAAGCAACTATCCAGTCCTCTCCCGCTACAACGGCTACTATTAAGTTCCCGATACCTCTCACAGTCGCGGCTATTAATGGAACCGGACAAGGAATATTGTTTGAGATTTGCTCGATATATCTGGGCATTAACAGCACTCCGGGCAGTATCAAACTTATCTGTTCGTCGGTTGTCACCGGAGCCAACGGGGTGCAAGGCATGAACGTTGTTGTACAATCGAACAACTTATCAGACGCTTCGGATATTATCCAAATAAAAGGGATATATTTCAAAGCATAATAATAGTAAAGCCCCTCTAATGAGGGGCTTTCATTTACAGCGCCTTGGATAGCCTATATATGCCTACGACATGGAATGCTTCTATGATAGTATCCACTTCTCCGGTAGCCTCCATCGAAAGTATCGTTCCCGACGCCGACAGCATTAAGTTGAAGCCGGATATGCGGGATACACCTCCGGTGGCCGACGAGTAATCGAATGCCTCCACTGTAACATCGTATGTGCCAGATGTGGCGGTCCAAATGATACTGCGACCTGCTTTGGGGCCTACCATAGTGTGATCGCTGGATATAAAATCGTATACAATCATCAGCAAGTCGCCGTCGTGCACTTCACCACCCAAGTTGAATGTTTCCGGCGCGGCGTTAGACAAGGCTATGTCGCCTACGAATAGTTGTTCTGTTCCACCCGAGCTACCCGTGGTCATGCTCCTTCCACTTCGCTTGGGCGTAGTCGATCTCTCTGTTGAGGTCTCGATTCTTGAACGCCCGTAAATAATCACTACTTTTCATTGATGTTTCGCTTGGTTTTAAATGAAGGAGGGACCCGAAGGCCCCTCCACTTGTTCTACTTCACGGCGTCCTTCACCGCAGGCGAGAACTTGAACGAGATGCGGTTCTGGGCCGGGATCGTGACCGACTTCCCTCGGTTCATGTCGTAGCCCTGCCGCGCGGGGCACGCCTTCACGCTGAACGTTCCGAAGCCCTTGAGGGAGACTTTCTCCCCGTTCTTGAGGGTCTCGACGATCTTGTCCATGAACGTCTCACACACCTTGTTCACGACGGTATTGGTGATGCCCGTCTCTTCGGCGATCTTCGCCATCAATTCGCTTTTCTGCATTTTCGTTTTGATTTTTAAGTTGATAGAGTTTTTTTTCAAGGGCCTCTATTTTACCCACGCAGTAGTATATCAGGGCTCCCATTACGATTATAATGGATAGCCATAGTTCATCTAATTGCATGCTTGATAATTACTTGTACAGGCGTAGAGCCCACATAATCTTCATACTTGAGAGTACTTGGGTCTATATGGCCGTCCGGTCGCATAATTCCGTACATGCGAACCTTCTGGATCATCATGCCCCCAAGAAGTTCGTTTAAACGATGTCTTATCCGATCCTCCAGTTCCCGGTACGCCGGATCGGTCTCGATCATCGCGCTACGGGTCTTCCTTGCGTTGATGACCGCGCACCTCGTTCGGTTGATGTACGCCCCTATCTGCTCGTCCTTGATGCCCGGAACGATCTCTTGGAGTATCTGGATGATAGCGTATCGCGCGAAGAACCGCTCGGTCGTTCGGCGCTTATCGCGTACATCCGACATCCGGAGGTCGCATTCGATCTGGACGGCCCGGTCAAGGCAGATCACCTTCTCATTTTCCTCCAGCCTCATAGCGGTCGAAGTGGATATAGGGGAGTTGATTCGGTAGGAATTTCCATGCCGAGCGCGGAAGTGTGAACTTCGCCAGACCAGCGGCCATAGCCAAGATCAGGAACTTCTCCATGACCATCGGCTCTCCGGTCCACATCGTACCGTCGCGGCGCGTTGCGAGGAGCGAGAACGGCCCGGATAGATCGAAGAACTCGTCGGGGAGGTCGTCGATCATCTTCCCGATCTCGGGAAGATGTTTCTGGAACTTCTTGCGGTAGATGAACTGGACCCCGCTGATGGAATCCACGATGATGTCCGGACCCTTCGGCTTCTCGCCGATAGGGTAGGCGCATTCGGCGAACAAGTCGTTCACCCGGTCGTATTCGAGATTATACATAGCGATTGAATGATAAGTGATCGAGAGAAACTCCACCGACGACGTTTTCCACGCGAACAACCCAGTCGCCAGACCCAAGTTGCCACGGCATGCCGCGGAACTTGGTCTTGACTGGTTCGCTATGATCAACGTCGGAGATGTAGTGGTAGTAGTAAACGTCCGCGCCGGGCACTACCTCCTCCGGCCGTATGCCGAATTTCTTACTGCACATTGTCGCTGACTCTTTTGAACTCAGACGCAAGAATCTCTTCGAAGTCGGTCAGGTCGCCGATCCAGCCGAAGTCAACGCACACGACCATATCCCCATGATCGTGGGCGAAACCGGGGGTGAATATCTTCGTTTCGATACCCACAGCCGAGGATAGCTCGTGTTTGTACACCGTCGGAATCGTTTCGAGTTCGGTCTTGATGCGTTTATACTCAGGGCTCTTGGTGTCGAGTTTGTAGTGGTTCTCGCCCCGAACCTTTTTCCAGCCGATCTTCGCTTCCTCCGAAGTAAACGTTACCGGTAGAATATTCGGGCTGTAAAACACCCCGCCAAAATGTTTGTAGGTGGCGACGCCGAGCTTAGTCAGCACTTTTTTCTGGATTTCGAAGACGCGATCCCGCTTTTCTTCGAACTCAAGTACCCGCTTCCACGTCGGAGAGCCGGGTTTCACTTTGTAGTACACGTCCATGACCTTTGCTTTTTTAATGATTTCTTACTTCGATTCGATTTTTCATAGCTCTCCTATGCTTTTAGCGATGTCTACAACATCACCGAGACTATCTTTGGCCGTTTCGAGCCCGTAATGAGCGATAACGCCCGCCAGCAGGATAGCCGTTCCGATTCGGAAGTCGTACCCGTCGTTCGCCCACTCCTTGGTCTCGTTTAGTTCCTCTTCGGTCTTGATCTGGGCGACCGGGACCGGGTTCGGGTAGCCTTCCAGTGCCACGAAAGCCGGGCTCAGGTTTGCCTCAACCACATACCAGTGCTTGTTCTTGGTCCAGAACACCGTCTGGCCGATCTTGAATTTACTCTGCATCGTTGTATTCTAATACTCGTTTGACTGCAATTTTATGCCACTTTCCGCCGCGCGGCCGTTCGATTTCCACCTCGTTGAAGTGGTCGGCGATCTCGGCCAGCGACCAGCCCTTGCGCTGTAATGCGAGGGCGTACTTCTTTGCTTCGACCATGCGCGGGTCTACAACCCGGTTCTCGGCGATCCGCTCCATCCGGCGAGCCAGTTGATCCGGAGACATCGGCCCGCGCTGGGGTCGTGGATTCCCGAGCCTCGTTACCCGGCGCCCGGCCTTGGAAATAAAGAAGCCCTGCTCCTTGAGTTGCTTCTTCCGGACGCCGAGTGCCGACTTTGTTCGGCCCGAGATAAGTTCGCGCTCTGTTTGAGCCAATCCGATAGCGAGGCAAAAGGTGATCGTTGTCGCCTCGGGGTAGTCTATCGCCAGCAGATCGACCCCTGTGTTGCGCAAATACAGCGCGTACTCCGCATCACGGGAGAGACGATCCAGTTTGGCGACGATCAAAGTTGCACCTTCACGCGCGGCCAATTCCATCGCGCGACGAAGGCCCGGTCGGTTCCGATCCTTTCCACTGCGAATGTCACGGAACTCGCCGATATTCTGCCCGTGTGTGCGGGCAATATATTCGCGGCACTGATCGAGTTGGGCTTCCAGACCGAGGCCCGAACGCCCCTGCTCTTCGGTGCTCACGCGAGTGTAGATGCAATACTTTTTCATGTGCTATAAATATGGTTTACAACATAGGGAAGGCACTCCTCGAATGACTGCATTTCGGCGCATTTGTCGTCTTTGTGGGGGGGCAACCGAGGCATTTCCCTTGCCGGGCGTAATTCTCCATCACAATGCGCCGAAAATCGTCTTCTGTAAGACCGTCGTCATAATCGGCATCCCGGGCAACCATCAGGCATGTGAGGTGTGCCTTCCATGTGTATATCTCACCGTTATCCTTGATGGTCTGGATGTTGTATTTCTCCCCCTTTTTGATCTTTCCGGAGCAGAAATTACAGACGTGATCCTTTCGCGCGACGACGTTGTTATCAGCAAGCACTTCCATCCTTCTCTCTGGTTACGGCTTGCATCGCCGCGATCTTCATGCCGTTGATCTTTTGGTGTTGCATTCCGAGTTCGATTCCGATGATAATGAGTAGTTGATCTCGGCGATTCGGTTTCACTCCGATGTTCTTCTCCAAAACGTCCAGAATGATTTCGGAGGCTTCGGTCAGGAGCGCGATGCGGTTGTTTTTCTTCTCGAAGGCTTTTTTCGCCTCCTCTATTTCGTTCCACATCTCTGCCCACTTATCCTCGTCGAAGTAGTCGCCGAGCATGGCCTCAACGAAATTCATGTTCTTGTGATCCCAGCGAGCCGGAGCAAGCCAGTCGAAATTCTTTTTCATGTTATTCGAATATTTGAAGTACAGCCACCGAGGCGGACATATTGGTGATACCCGTGATCCGGGCCCGACATTTGGAGCCGTAGGGGATGTAGACACAACCCTCGGGCATACATGTAATACGGGCTATCGTCCCGTTAGGGAGTTCCGCCATAGGCCTCTTCTTCGTATCGTCGAAGGGGTTCCGGATGGCCGTGACGAGAATCTCGGAGCCGACGCGGTACGGCCCGTCGCCGGAGTCTCCCTCAAACTCGTGCGAGCCCATAACCGAGGGTGCGGCGGGGGGGGGGGGGGGTGGTACTTTTTTCTCTTTGCGTGGCCGAATAATGTTCTGGCCCATTGCGATGCCGACGAAATAGCCAGCCTTTTTCGCGTTGTCGAAATCTCTGATGAACCACCAGATGCCCAGTACCCGGACGTAGGCGGCCCATTTACCATTGTGAAGTCTTCTCTCGAATTTCATAGTTTTAATTCAGTAATTTATTAAGCATTAGCGGCTCAGTTGCGCGGAGCCGTACCGCGGTTATTGGTTCTTGCGAGGTCCCGAGAAGTAACACTCCCTTGCAACATGCTTGCCCGTAACGATAGAGTTTGTCGATCTGGGCTTCGGTGAGAGTTTTTCCATAGAACGATCCCGAGAACAGAATCCAGTCGTGGTGTACCCTCACCCAGCCGTTCTCTTCCAGCCAGCTATCCGGATTCAGCATCTCTTTGACTGGAATCTTTTTGGACGCGAGCAACCGTTCGGCGATGTTAAGGTGGAGCAGGTTTACCGTGCTCCCATTGAGGCCGTAGAATTCGCCATCGGGCGACAGCCACCCGGCGTCGTACCCCTCCGTGATCTCCACGGGCTCCAACTCGGTTTTGTGGTACTCTTCTATTCTCATTTCGTTCTCCATAAACTCCGACAGCCGTTGCTTCTGGAAATCCTGCTTCCGGATCGAGGCTTCCACCTCCGGATCGGAGCACATGAGGGAATCAAGGATCGTGTGCATGCTGAGAATGGGGTCGGGAAGGATCACTCGGGACATGTTCAGCGCATCGCACATCCACACGATAACCTCGTACACTTCGCTAACCTTCACGAAGAAGTTCTTCGCCCCTTCTACTGTCCCCTTGATCTGTTCGACCACATTGGAGTGAGGGTAGTCGAGAAGGCCCGCATCTTTGTCGCCGGATAGGTAGCTAATAAGTTCGGGATAGCGCACCGAGAACTCAAACTTGCCGCCAGCGTCCGCGATCTCCTGCCGAATACCCTCAAGGCTTTTCACCCACTCCTTCGCTTCCTCCTCCAGATGGATGCGCTGTTCTCTGATCCAGTCCTCGAATTTCCCTCCAGCGGCGGGCGTGCCCGTTACCTCCTGCGTCGCCTCGTCTTCGCCGAGGATGATCTTGCCGTCCAAAATATCGACGGCCATGCCTTCGGTGCACCCCGGTAGAGACTTGGTGATGATTTCGACAGCCTCTCGCGGATTGTATTTTTCCGTCAACTTCTCCCACGCAATCCACTGGAGCATCTGGCCGAAGCCCTTACCTATCGTGAATGTTAATCCTCCTTCCATGACGCAAAGATAAATGTTTAATTTTTAATTTGCAAGTTAAAACTCCCTTATTATAATACCTTTTCCTTTACGACACCCTTACGACGACGCCCTTGTGTCGGTCATCATCCCGGTTGAAGGACATGAAGTGCGTATCGTTGATCTCCAATTTGATGATCTCGTCGATCTCGTCGGCCAGCGCATATTTGAACTCATAATCGTTGTTGTCGCTCACTTCGTCGCCCAAATCGAATTTGTGCTCCGAGAAGGACATTGAGTCTGCGTCCCACCACTTCGCCACGAAGCGGCGGCTGAGCAGTTCGTTGTTGTTGATGTAGCTTAAAAACGTTGCCATAATTTACTCGATTCTTGTGATGTAACCGACCGTCCGGTTGTCATCGGGGTTATACATAAAGGTGATGCCGCCTCCGGGCAACATGTAGATCAGTTCGTCGATGTGGGTCTCGATGTACTTGCGCATCATCGGGTCTTCGCACGGATTCGATAGCTTGAACTCGTACCTCACATTGGCCCGTTCCTTCGGGTCGTTGTAGTAGGCGACGAATATTCTCTCTTCGACAACAGTCTCGATGATGGATTTCTGCACCGAAAACCCTTTTCGCACCTTGATCGTTCCGATCTCGTTACTTTCGATGGTGGTGATTGTGGCGCTATCGTCGCCGTACAGCCGAACCCAGCCGCCTATCGGTCGGGTGTTGCCAAACTCGATATTTCCAACCACGGCCCAAAGTTCTCCGGACCGGCTGAACCCCAGCAAGCGGTCGGGCCTGCTGGGATGGAAGTGCATGATTTCTCCGTTGAATTTCATTGTCTCACCTTTTTAAATGGCCCTTGTTCGTTTTCTACATGGTCGATTCTGAACGGGTAGCCCTTCTTGCCGCTCCATAAGAACCGAAGACAGCGGTATTTCGGGCCCATAAAAACCGTATCTCCTTCGATCTTGTTCACCCGTAAGACAACCTCCTCGGGCAAGTACATATAAGTGTCTCCTACCTTCGTGGCTATCCTCGTTTAAACGATCCGTTTTCTTTTTCGAGTTCCTCCTCGACAAATTTCACCGGAAAGGGGTAGCGTCCGTGATCCGCCATATACCCGTACATGCTCCTGCACGTCGGGTCTTCGGGTCTCAAGTACGCCGTAAAATCCCCCTTTCGTTCATCCACGATCTCCTCGACCCGGAGCCGGGTGTTGGTTATCGTGTGAATATAAACATCTCCGATTTTCATTTTTTCCCGTCGTAGTTGCCGAAGAGTTCCGACCCGAAGGTCAGGAACGCGACGGCATAGATTAAGATTGTCAGCATATATTTAGAATTTTATTGTCCAGATGTCGAGGTCATTGGAGCAGTGTGTGTGTGTCATCTTGCCGCCTAAGAACCGCACGGCCTCCATATAGCAATCCGTACCGATGGCCCCCTGCCAGTAACGCCCGTAGTCGCCGATGCAAATGGCATACGGGACTCCTACCCACCTGCCTTTACCACGCGAGGTGTAGTACGGCCCCATTTTCTCCGCCCGACGCCGAACTTTTGCCGGAGTCAGTCGCCAGATCATGCCCTTGAAAAAGGCGTTGAAGACGTAGGAGAGGGCCTGCGAATGCTTGTCGTACCCGCAACCGATCACAACTGGGGAGGTGTAGTGATGCCACTCTTCGTTCTCGGTCTTTACCTTTGCCTCGGCGGTGCAGGTCGATCCCCATGTGCGGTTTTTTCGCCATCTTACGACGATTTCAGCGCACTTCACGTTCATCTGGGACTTCTCCTCCTTTTCTTTCTCTTTGCGGCTCAAATCGGCCTTAAGTTTGTCTATCGCGGCCCGGATCACCGTGTCGCTCTTGATTCCGGTAAGTTTGCGGACGCTGGGGACCGTCAGTCGGCGGCCCTCGATGTTCAGCGTCTTGATCGCTTGATTCAGTGTCATAGTTTTGTCAGTTTAAATGTGTAGTACTTGTCGAAGGTCACGGTCGCGGTGTGGCCTTCAATGCTCAGTTCGTAATGATGCGACACTTCGCCATATTGCATGGCCTCCTCGTAGTCTTTTGCTATCACGGGACCGGGAAGTATTCGTTGGCGGCAGAAGTAGTCCAGATACCGTCGCCACGCGATCTCGGGCGGGAACTTGTCCGGACTTTGGATGGCAAGGTTCGAAAGAAAACCCTCGTAATTGTTACCCCACGTCTTGCCGAAGATAGGAGTGTCCGTTCTCGGGTTCACCGCCGTGAAGCCATCCAGTTTCCAGCCCGGAATGGTTAGGTATCGGTCGATGATTCTGTACCCTTGCCAGACCTCTACACGCTTGCAGAAGTCCACGTTCGTACGCCGCACGATGCTTCGTTTCATCGCCGTTCGTATTTCGGGAACCGCCCGGTGTGCGTGATGATGTAGGGGACGTTGATGTCCTCGATCACGTCGAACTTCACCCACGTCCGCAGGTTCTCGCTGAGCCAGTAGACCCGCGCCCGCTTCTTCTCGTTGTCGATCTCCACGACCTCTCCGATCCGGCCGACAACATAATCCCCCTTACTCCGGACAACTTTCTGCCCGATCTCTACATGTTGCATAGTATCTGATTTAAAATTTCGTTTGCTTCTTTCTCCTCCGCCGCCCGTACAGCGGCGCGGTATTCGGGCCATTTCCGGTCGGCGAAGTCCTGCACGGTCTCCGACACCTTGTCGATGCCCTTGTAAATTTCCTTCGTCTTGTTGAGGCTCACACGGTTCCCGAAACACTTGAAGCACTTCATCTGTAAGTCTTGCGTGTTTCGAAATGCCGGGATGTACTCCTCGATATGTCGCTCGTCCCCTACCTCGATGTAGCCGAATCGGTCGCCGTCGCGGTAGAAGTGCAGGAACTTGAAACGCCAGTTGTAGTTGCTTGCTCGGATGTCGGTGCACTCTTCAGGCAATGTAATGAATTTCTTCATGGCATAAGAAAGTTTGCCGCGAGGATCATCTCCTCCATGATGTAGGAATCGCCGTTGTCCTTCAAAAACGCTTCGACAGCCGCCTCTTCGATCTCGGTATACTCCCACGATTCGGAGTTAATCATGTTCAGGCGGTTGAGTTTCAGTGGCAAATACTCTCCGCGATTGGTCTGGTCCCGATTGATACGCCGGGTGTATTTGTCGTCAACGTCCTTGACCCGGAGACGCTCGAAACGCTTCTCGATCTTGTTGTGCCGCATGAAGGTGATACGGTGGGAGTCTACACACGTCCACGACCCGAGATCGGGCTGGAACTTGTAGCAGAACCCTCCGGTAGGCTCTTTGAAAACTTCGACCTTTGCATTCGCTCGTTTCGCCACCGCGACAGCATAGGGAACCCACGAATTCCCCTTGCAGGTCACGAAATATTCCGTTGCCGCGTACACTTCGATACCGACGCGCCGCATTTGTTCGACTATGAACTCCTGCTCTTTTTTAGAAAAAGATTCTACTTTCATACCCTTTGAAATTGGCCGAGGCTGACAAAATATTGTATGTCGCAGATCGGCGTGATAAGTTTGTAAATCGGTTCACGCCAGTTGTTTCCGGTTCCGTAGAAGCCGTTGAAGGTGAAGCGGGCCCCGTGCATCTTTGCCCACTCCAACGCCTTCTCCTCCGGATTCGTGAAGGGGTTATTTTTGCGCTCGGCACCCCTCGGTGTCCGGTACTTGTCCCACAACCACGCGAACCCCTTTTGCGCTTGGTCATAGCTGACCGGGATCGGGTTCTCGATCTGGATTCGCTCACCCCGGTTGCGCCTCCGTTTCAGAAGCAAAATCTCGTTTTCTTCGATCCAGCCCCGCGCCTCGGCGGCGGCAATGATCTGGTCACTCGTCTGTTTCATCGTTCAGTTCGTTGTTAAGGTCGATTAATTCTTTGAATGTCTTGATGTTGTCGAGGACCCAGTCCCCGATCTCGCTCCACCTCTTGTTAAGAAGCGCGTGAGAAATGCGGCTCGTTAGCGTTCCGATGCTCGCGTCGTTGGTCTCGTATTTAGCGATCCTTTTCGTAGATGTCGTTGTAAAGTTCATCGATTAGGAGGTCGAGTCCGTATGCTTGGAAGACGAAGCCCCCGCCGAATACTCGGCCGCGGTACCGTCTCCCTCCGTGCTTGTTCGCCATCCGGCGGGCCGATTCCATTTTATCGCAATGGTCGCCGGGGTGATCCTCGTGGACCAGATCGAGGAAGTGGATAATAAAGCGCGGGTTCCCGTAAACGTCGCGCGTCGTGTACATGCCGCCGCTTTTAACGGCTCGGCGATATTCTTCTCGTGTCATGTTTTTCTGCTCTTATTTCGAAACCGCTCCGGTAAATCGTTTCCTCGCCTTCTGCCATTCGGTAGTCGGCGGCTCCTACTTGCGTACCGTTCACAAAATAGGAGACATAGCCGTGTCCGGTGCGGGCCTTCAAATCGCTTACGGCCTCGCGGATGCTTGTGTATGCCTTCATAGTACTACCATATATCCGAGCCGGGTTCGAATCCATCCGCGCTGGCTCTTAGGCGCGGCGGCTAAAATGTCTTTCATGTCTTGTTCGTCGATCCGGACCACTCCGTTAACGAGCGGTTTCCCCGCCGCCCGGTCGAAAATCCGGTACTTCTTCGGGTCCACCGTGATGACATAGTTCCCGGTGTCGATGGTGAAGTGATCGCGCCCGAACTCCAGCGCTTCGCGGCCGAAGTCCGCCTGCCAGCGGCTTTTACCGATGTCGTATACAAATACCATTTTCGTAAAATTCAAATTCGTTATTCTCCGCAAACTCCGCGAAGTACTCTTGACTTTGCGTATATTCGACGTCCTGACAGCACGCCGAGAAAAACGCCTCTAAACACTCCTCGATGACGTTGCCGAAAACCTTGCCTTCGGTCGGTTGTTTGGCCGGGCCGAGGATCACGTCGTCCAAATAAAACCCGGTCGGCTCGAAGAGGGACAAGCGGTGCCGGATATATTCATTATCCGTTATCTCTTTGTCCCCCTCGTTTTTCGCCCGCCACCGAAACGAATGGCAGTAGGAATTGTATACATACTCCGTCACCTCAATCCCGAAGGCGTCACAGAACGCCTCCAACGTGCGGCGGTTGTCAGCCTCGAACGCATAGTCGGGTTCCCACGCCTTGTAAGCCGTGGCCTTCGCCTCCTCCGAAAGTTCGGAATAGCTGTAAATCGTTATCGTTTCAGTGCGCACCGTTTCGATAGTTTAAAGTGTGTGTAATTGCGTGCCCGTAAATACTTGACCGCCTCCTTCTCTTCTGCCTCCGTCGCCGGGCGGGTCTCGCGGCGGTAGTATTCTAATCCGGCTTCGAAGTGGTCCCCCCCGACCTCTAAAGCGGAAATTAGGCCGTTTCGTTCCATGCCAAAATATACCTCGATTGATTCGGTCGCCTTGTGTACCCGAACCACAATCCGCCGACACTCCCCGCCGACGAAAACCCCGTTTTCGCCCTTTCCGATGATGTCTCGGCCATCCGGGGTCCGGGCTGTGTAGTAGCCAGCGCCGTGGCATAGAACCCACTCCGACCGCTCGATTGCCTGCTGTTTAGCCTCTTCGAATGTCATAAAGATAACCGTTTTTTGATTGCTTCCCTTAATTCGACCTTGTTTTCCGCCTCTATTCGGTCAAAAAACCCGTCCAAATCCTCAATACAGGCGGACGTGTCGAGGTGGGTCCCGATAACGTGCGGCCCTAATTTCACTTTCCTGTCGCGCGTTAACACAACCCGGCAACACACCGCCGGAAGACGGTACATTGCCTTCAAGTCGTTCAACTCAGCCAAAGCCGCCGAAGTCAGTAGGTAGTATTCGCCCGTCTTTGGGTCGATACAAAGACAGTACCCGACGCGACGATCCCGCCACGCCTTCACACCCTTCGTTACTGCGTTTTTCAGTGTCATAGAAAATACTCGTTTAATACCCGTGCGCAATCCTCCGGGCTTTTTATGACCTCCGCCGCACCGCCGCCCGGAAAATAGACGGCGGTCCCGGCTTCGATATTACGATCCACGCGACCGGGAGCGCGCCCCGTTTCGCAAAGTGCCGACATATAATTAGTCACAAGATTGACCACTTTTTTCATTCCCTTGTCCATAGCTACACGAATTTTACTTGTCCGTTATACTCCAATGTTACCGCCTCTTGTTTCATTTCGTCGCGGATTTCGGTTGCCAGCGTGTACACCTCCTCGAAGTGCTCCCCGAAGGATTCCGGGGTGCAAAAAGCGTACACGATAGTCACATTTTCGACCACAAGCGCACCCGAATTCGACACCCAACCCCCGACGGCCGGAGTTGAGGTACAGCCACCGAACCACTCTGAAAATTTAGTCATCACTTTGTTTACGAACTTTTTATTATCGGTCGGGACATTAACATCCGTAGTGCTGGGAACATAAATTGCGACCTTTGCGTTAAGGTCAAATTTGAAATTTTTCATAATTCACTGGTTACGATTAATGACATGATAAGGGCTCCTAAAAAACACAATAAAAAGAAAATTTCAGCAACCCGGCGTCTATTCCATTTCATAAATAAAAATAAATTGGTTTTCAGTCTGGACACACGCTACCGGGGTGTCCTTGATTTTGGCTATAAGGTCGCGCCCGTCCTCGGAATCGCCCCAAACGGCCGCCATGTCGGAGCCGTTCGGGATCGTGCCGAACAGTATCGAACCCCCAAAAGTAGCACCGTCAATAATTGCGTCTTTGGTGAAAAGGGCGTACGCGTCATTGCTGATACCCAATTCTGCAACAGCCGAAAGAAAATAAAATGCTTTCATAATAGTGTGGTTTAATGGTTTAGAGGTCCGGCGCGGTAAGCGAACCGCAGGCGTTGCCGCCTCAATTCTGAATTAATCCGGACCAAATATTACAACCTCTTTCGCTCTCCGGACGCGGGTTGTTTGCGTCCTTTCTNTGGTCGGCTTTCCGTGTGCATCATGTGCGGGCCGGGAATGTGTAGGGCGGCAAGGGCTTCGATAGTGTTAGTATCGCGGTTTAGCAAAATGCCGTTTTCAATTCCTCGTGTGTTGCGGATGCGTGCCCGGCGTGCCTAAGAACTAAGGCGGGA